CTGCCCCGCCTTGTAACGCCTTGGTTGAAGGCCAGCATCTGACTGTCTACAACGTGCATGAAGGGGATAGAACCAGTAGACTTACTACCGTGAGTAGTATCCACGCCATTACTCCTGACATGGCCCCAATAACCACCGATCCCTCCACCTGTGCTTGCCAGCCATATGTTTTCATCATAATGAGCAGAAAGACCGTGGCGGGAATCAGGAACAAAATTAAGAAAGCAGCTGATAGGTAGGCCACGGCTAGTTCCCCCGTTACTAAGGATAGGAGTGCTAAACATGAACCACATATTACTAGCATAAGTATAAAGTCGCTGTGCAAGACCGAAGTCAGTAGTTCCTTTGTACGTTGCCCCGTATACAGCAGCCCGAGCAAAAGCTTCTTGAGCATGAGTTTCTCCCTCCCAAAAATATCTATCTTTTAATGTTGCAATTGCAAAGGCATCCAGCAGGTTTTCCCTGTCGTAATCTATTTTCAATCCTAGATACTCCTGCACCCCCAACTTATCATTGCTCATGGCACAATTCCTTCCTTGATAATTGTGGACATCATACGCTTCTCGTACCATTCGGCCTTGCGCAGGTCTTCAATCCCATTCTTGTATCTAAATCTCCAGCGATACTTCAGGCTGTTGCCCCGGCAGTACCCTATAAATTCTTCGGGCGATAACATCGCACGGATAGCATCAATGCATTCAATCTCACCTTGGTTGTAGTGGGCCGGGGAGTTAACGGCATCAATCTTAGATTCTTTTTTAAGTTTCTGTGCTACTTCATGCCACTCTGCTGGTGTTGCATCATCAATCGACATTAGTCTGTCTCCTTATTTTCATCAAAGTACTCGTTTATAAAACTCTCACTCTTGCGATAGTCCATATCAACCCATTCATCCGGTAGGGTGTACTCGCTGTACCATTTAAATCCATTTGATTCGGCCCACTCTGAGTGGCTCCGCTTTGTGCCATCCTTTCTACGTTTAGCTTGAGGCATTGGAGCAGATGGATTGGCAAACAAAAACACTAACTCGTAATCCCGGGGCAGTGCTTGCTGAATCCAGATATATTTACTGTACTCTGCAAAGTCCCAGAACCTACCCTTGGCTTCTATGAGATAGGTTACCCGCCCTATTTTCTTAACAAAGTCCGGGTGATACTTATGCTTTATGGTGTAATCTAAAATTTTACTGTGGTGTTTCCAGCCCTTCAGCAACCCAGTATGTAATTCAGATTCCCAAATTGAATCGTAGTTGGCAGGGACGTTCTTCTGTACTGGACGCTCCCGCCTTGGCTTACGAAATCCTTTTCTAATTTTAGCCTTCAATGTAGTACAACCTCTTCCCTGTTGATCAGTTCCACTTCTATCAGGTCATACAAGTGCAGTAATGTATCATCGCTTAGATACACATTTCTGTCATGCTTATATATCTCTAATCCAATAACCATGAGCAGTTCATTTAACTCTTCATTTTCTTCGCTCATTCTTTTTGATCTGCTTTACTGCCCACTTAAAAGAATATGGAGCCAAGGTGTAATGTCCTTGTAGTAAGAAGTGAGTCTGTGTAGACAGCTTGCTTAAAATATTATCGAATGTAATACTGGCTTGGTCTTCTTTATTAACCTGACTGCGCAGCCAGTGTACAAGTTCTAGCTTGGCTAATCTTCTTATCCGCTTTGCTTGTTTGCCATTCATAAAACTTCCTCAACATTCGGGGCAGCAACAACCTTGGTTAAGTATACCAAACCTTTAGCATACTTAAAGGCTCTCAGACCCCTCCCATCATTAGCATCAGCATAACAATCATATTTATAATTGCAGTAGGAGCAGTTCTTAGAAATCTTTTGGTTGCCCTTTGCGCCGTCATCTTCAAGCGGGTAGCACCTTTCGGGCGGGGCATCAGAAGCTATAACATTTTTAACAGTTTTGATTCTGTCTTTAATGTTGGGCTTGTCCAAGTCCTCGGGTATAAACAAACAAAGTTCACCACTCTCTTTGTTGATAACAAGGAACCCACCAGAGTTGGTTCCTTCAGCAGCTTCATAGCCAGCCAGCTGACCTAGATATCCAAACGGATCGTTCTCTGCAAGAGTCCCATACTTAAATTTACTGAATGAAAAACTGGAGGCTGTTTTTACATCGACTACCTGCCCGTCTATCTTGCAATCCATATGTCCTGCAATGCTGTCAACAGATACTTCTTTCTGTTGATCAGAAACAGTATGGCCTGAAAGCTTAACCAGCAGTAGTGCTAGTTCTTCAAGCAGGTGTCCATACAGGAACTTAACCATCAGGCTTGAAGACATGCTACCGTCTTTGGCCTCGGCCCGGGAGTCGTACCACAGCTGGCGCAGTGGCCTACCTATGTTTGACATTCTTAAATTAAAGTTAGAGTCTCTTTCTGTTGGCCTAGCCCATCCAATAAAAGCTTGCTTCATCGCCTCACCAAACTCTTCAATGAGTTCATCTGATACGTCTAAAGGCTTGCCCTCTGTTAGTGGCTCTAACGTGGCGTATATGTCTTCTATCAACGTATCAATTGTTTTCGACATTATCCATTACCTCATTGAGTGTGTTTATTGCATCGGAAACATCCAGTTTAAACCATTCATTTCTAGAACGGAACTTCTTTTTCAACTCCATATGAAAAAGTTTTTCTGCTTGTGGCGCATCAGGTACGGCTAAAGAGTATTCAATTTTGTAATCCCTGTAGGGGCATCCAGTTTGAAAAGCGTTCAGTCTATCTGGGACAGACATCGCACGGCCTATCTTTAACCAGCCATCCCATGCAGGGTTTGATATTAAATAGATGTTACCCTCATGGATATTTTTATTTCTATAGTACTCATTGAATACTACGTCATTGTAATTTCTGTATCTCCCGGGTGTATGGGTTGGGTCGGAAGTAGGTACATACTTGCCGCCCACATACATGCGTCTTTTATTTTTTCTTACATGCGACTCTAGGGTTTGCCTCCCGGCTGACCTACCAATGTAATACCAAATCCCATCCTTGTATTGTAAATTGATATACTCTCGGTATATCTCTGGCAGGGTGTTGTTGACAACATGCCCACACTCAACACAAACAAGGGCTTCCCAGTGCATGTTCTGTAAGCTTAAATTGTTTTTACAGCTTTCGCATTCAACTAGGTAAGTCATAAGCTAACCTCTTTATTAGTGTGTACCACTCCAATCATTTCCCACACTATACTCTCCATCAAGCTGACAGTTCAATTCAAACTCAATACCTGCCTGAACAATACTGTCAACGCCTAACTGCCCAACTCGTTCCGCATCTTGTTCAAGTGCTTCAACCTGCCATTCGTCATGGATGTTAGCCACTATCTTGGCATTCAGTTTGTGCGCCTTGATGCGTTGATCAAAGATAACCAAAGCTTTCTTCATCACGATTGCACCAGCCCCTTGGAGCAGGGAGTTCAGTGCAGCGTGGGATGACCTGATAAATATCTTGCGCCCATCTATCCCCCGGACGTACCCCTTTGACGCTGCTCGTTCAACCTTTCTTGCAAGAGAAGCAAATGCCGGGAGATTATTAAGGAAAGATTCTCTAAGTCGTTTGCCATGACTTTTGTTGCCGCCAACCACTGTTCCAAGCTTTTCATTTCCTGCTCCGTAGATAAGGGCATAGATAAAAGTTTTAGCCTGATCTCTTGATTCAAGTCCTGCAAGCTTTTGATTAGCGGTGTGGATGTCTCCATTGAGTATTTCATTCGTGAAGTTCTCGTCATTCATGTAGTGGGCTAACATACGCAGTTCCAAACCACTAGCGTCAATACCTACCAGTTTGTAACCAGTAGGTACACGCCAGCATTTTCTGCAATCTTTTCCATAAGGCGCACGGGTACTTGGTACTTGTGCCATGTTGGGGTCACGGTGAGTCATACGCCCCGTGATAGTCCCGTTTGAATTTACATAGCCATGAACCCTGCCATCCTCGCATGTAAACTTAAACCAAGATTTGATTTGGGCTATGCGTTTCTGGAGCAGGAGGTACTCCGCTATAAGCTGCGCCTGAGGGATCGTTCCTATTTCCATCAGCGTACCTTCATCAACTATTGGCTGACCTGTAGGAGTGAACTTGGTTGGCTTCCAGCCAAAGTCTTGTAGGTACTCCCCGATCTGCTTGCGAGAACCAAGGTTGAATTCTGTTTCGATGTGCCTGTCAACGAACCCAGTAACACAAGCAACCTTGAATTCCTCATCTGTCATCCTGACACGGTTACCTGATTCGGTGTCAGCCATTCGGGCGGGTACGCCTGACTTGGTTTCCCTAGCATACAGCCTGACAGTTTCAACCTTAGGCTTGAACTGCTGGTGTACCTCATCCACAACCTCGTCTAGTCTTTTCTTGAGTACAGCCACAAGACCAGCAGCATGGTCAGTATCAAACATAAAGCCATTGATACGCTGTTCATCCAACAACCGATAGCACTCATGTTCCAGCCGGATGCTGTCCCCGGAAAAACCTTGGGCCTCTTTGCGCAGCTGAAAATAAACTCTAGCATTCAGCTGCACATCCCGTTCACAATACTCCAGCATCTCGGGGGAGAACCTATCAAAGTCACTGAATTCAATTTTCTTGTAGCCCAGAGTGTAACCCCAAGACTCAAGACCATGCCCACCGTCCCTAGTAGGATTGAAAAGTCTAGACAACACAAGCGTATCAACAATCTTTTTGTCGTACAGGTTGACACCCGTTAGTCTTTTGACTGTCGGTATATCAAACCCAAGAATGTTGTGACCGATAAGTTTGTCGGCTTCACTGACAAACTCTATGCCTTCATCTATTTCTTTTGGGCCAAAGCTATGTAATACCTCGGCATCAATGTCATAGGCGACAATGCACCAGATAGTATTACAGTTAGTAAGACCATTGGTTTCTATGTCAAAGACTAGGTTCACAGTAAATCCCCTGCGTCATCTTCAAACTCATCTTCAAATACTTCAGAGAGTCTGCCTGTTTCATTGTTGTAATGCAAGTTGGTTGCTTTTCCTACATCACCAGTGTACCTAGATTTTAATACACGCATTGTCGTGGTGTTGGCCTCGTCCGGGTCATCAGACTGCTGGTTTCTTTCAAGTGCGATAACACAATCACTCAGCTGGGCTATGCTTTGACTGCCCCGCAGGTGACTGAGGCTTACAGTAATGCCGTTCTCGTGGCCCCTGTTGCCCTCTGTCCTTCTTAAATGTGAAACCAGTACCATACCCGCACCTGTTTCTTCAACTATTGAGCGCAGCCTGTGCATGATACTGTCGATAATCCTACGCTCGTCACCTTCGGTGTAAGCAGATACAAGCATGTGTAAGTGGTCTAGCACAATCCACTTGCAGTCGCAGCCTATAATCATAAATCTAATCTTGCTGTATATTTCCTCTACATCATTAACACCAAGATGCGAATAGACCCAGACCCTGCCGTCATTCTCATTGCCATTTATTTTTTGCCAGATATTGGCAAGATATTCAGGGTCATACTTTTCTCTGATGTGGTCAATATATATTCTGTCGTTGGCTTCAATAGAAAGGATACCATCCAGAGTTCTGTTCTGGTTTTCTTCTAGGGCAATGATCCCAAGGTTATCCTTGGTTGTTTGCAACAGCCAGTGTTCTAGTTCTCGTACAACACTAGACTTACCAAGACCAGTACCGCCAGTAACAGTTAGCAGTTCGCCCTGCCTGATACCATACAGCTTTTTGTTCAGGCCTTCCCAAGGAAACGGAACAGAGTCTTTTTTCTCACGATTTAACCAGCTGTCAAAACAATCGCTGGCCCTTACAACCCCGCTTGGAGTGTATAACTTTGCACCCCACCAAGCTTCCATGTATGCCTGACGTTTGTTGTTTTTCAACATGTCATTGGCATCTTTAAATCCCTCGGGCATAGAAAGAATCTTAGCCTTACCCGGGCTTAGTAACCTAGCTACCTTACGGGCAGCATCGCGCCCCGGCTGATCGTTATCAAAATTGATAACCACTTCTTGATATCTTTCCAAGAATTCCAAGGATTGTTTTACATCACGTTCAGCACCAGCTGCTCCATTCTTGAGTGAAACTACAGGCCACTTTGAACCTTGCATTTCGTAGGATGCCATAGCATCACACTCACCTTCAGTAATGGTGATCCGCTTGGCTGCGCCTTCAGCGAACAGGTTCTGACCAAACAAACCTGTACCTATTGATGAACCTTTCCAAGAAAATATTTTGTTAGGCTCACGCACCTTGTAACCAGCTACCTCATTGGCAACATAGTACGGGTACATATGCCTACAGATTTTTCCGTTTGTATTTTTTATGGATTTAACGCCAAAGAACTTGGCTGTTTCTAAAGTGATGCCCCGGTCTGTAAGGGCATTAAACTCCCCGGAACTAGCGTCAATGACATCGGGTACACTTCTATTAATACTTACTGATTTTTGTTGCGCCATAAATACTTCACCCTCAGTGGCTTTTTCATAATCTTTTATATAACTACTACAACTAAAGCAATAGGCTGAACCATCCTCGTTTAAAGATGCAGGGTCTGACCCCTTGCAATTCGGACAATAAATATGTGTTTTAATAAACGACATGTACAAGTATCCTCAGAAAAAAAAGGGAGGGCTTTTTACGGCCCTCCCTAAAGTTCACCTGAAAGGAGCAACAGGTGAAGGTGAGGGGAACTCATTCTTCCTGAACTAGAACCTCGTCAGTTAAAGCAGACTGAATCTTCCGATTCAGTTCGGCAGCGCAGCACCTAAGAACATAAGCTTTCTTACCCAAAAGAGTAAGTTCATTTTGAACCTCTGAGAGAGTAAGGAAGTCTTCCTTGACTTCCTCGCTCAAGGAGGACACATCATACTGCTTGCCTTCAAATTGATAAATCACAACTCATCCTCAAACGGGTCAGCTGTCTCGGCTTCAACATCAAACTCATCTCCCGGCTGGTTAGCATAGGAAACAAGATCAATAACCTGCATTGCCATGAAGTCCAGACCTTGGTGCTGAGTACCTTTGTAATTGGTTTCCCATTCCTTGTACTGAACTTTAACCTTTGAGCCGTTGCCAACAAGGCAATTGATCTCACGCTTGGCAGCATCAAACAGCTTAGGTGCTGAACGCACCATGCCGTTGGGGCCGTTGACCTTACGCTTGATAACAAGTGCCGGGCCTTCATCCATCTGCTTAATGGAGTAGCCACGGGATTCAAAATCCTTGGCGGTCTTTTCATCTACAACCAGATTAACTGAGTAAACAGGTTCGTAGGTTGTGTTGGGCTGAGTTACGCTTGCCCAGTAAGCGGTTCCAGATACAACTGGCATATTACACCTCTTGTGCATTGTTGATTGAAATTGAATCGTAACCCTTGTGTTGTGGCATGTCAACAAAAAAGTTACGCCTTTACTATTATTCTATCCGCAAGCTTCTGACTTGCATGCCAGCTAACAACAGCCAGCACCGCAAACTCAATTGTGGATGGAATAAATCCTGTGTTGCTTTCAAAGTCTTTTAGTTCTATAATCTCTATAAAGACCATCAAAGCACTTATAAAACTTATACTCCAAGTTATTAAAGAAAGTACTACTAGCAGCTTGTTGTAGTTATCATAACAAGATTTATAAGTATCTTTAATATCTTCTAATTTTTTAATTATTTCTTTTTTGATATATATCATAATCATATTCTCATAAAATTATTTATATCTATGTGTAGTACTGGTTCAACATCTTGCCAATCGTTCCTGTCATATCTACCCCCTTGGGATATAGATGGGTCGTTAATTGTATCCAATCTTACATATCCTGATTGGTCTGTCCATCTAACACAAAGGTTAGTGGGCTTACCCAATGACCTTGAAAACTCTTTAGCTTTCAAATACTTACTTAAACTTATGATATAAGTCGGGTACTTGTTCTTTGTACATGTTCTGTTTTTTAATTCAACAAACCCGATCAAAATACTGTTGCGGTAGCAGCAGTAATCTATCCCATATTGAATTGGCATTTTTATTAATTCACATTTCCAAACTGTTTGAATTAAATCACCAAAGCTTTGCTCGTCTTTCAAAGACTCTTGTGTTTCATATATAGGGCGTTTCATATGCAGTTACCAAACCACATTGGCTGTGCTGTATAGTTCCATTTAGCCATGTATGATTTTTCTTTGTTGTAGTAATTCCTGTATGACTCCACATGACTAACGCCAATAAGCTTGCACTCATCTGGCATTGCCAAAGTAGGTTCAGTAAACTCCCCGGTTGGAATATTTACTGGAAGTTCTTCTAAATATTTTGAAAGGGATGCTGACTTGTGCATCTTGTTGTACCTGAAATTATATTCAAATATAAGATACATCCACATTTTATAAAGCCAAATATAATTCGCTGAACTTTGTCTAACCCACACAGCACTGGGATGATTGACATGTGTAGCTTTGTATAGAACATCTTGTCTACTGTCAGGTAGTTCTTTATCTTCATTACCATCAAGTACACGGTGCGCAGTAGATAAAAGCTGTGCATATTCTAAAATCATTTTAACACAATGCTTGTCGCAATGATTTTCAGCACATATCCTTGGATGACTATCCAAATAAAATATGTTCATTATATTTTCTCCTTTGCTTTAGGACAATTCTACCCTCATCTGATACAAGCTGGTAGGGGTCAACCTCAATACCTACTCTTGGTAAGTCAAGCCTGTCACCATCCCAACAAGCAGCAACAGTAGGATTTTTAGCTTCCTTAGACCTAGATGTACCAGAAGTATGATTCTTTACAGCTATACATAATGTTTCAAATTCAGAATCATTAAGTTCAATTAAATTTCTGTGTAATATTGCAAACTCAGCACCCCTTGCACCATGTTCGGGGTCATAGCCTTCGTTTTCTCTCATGCAATCGTGTAGTATTGCAAAGTACTGAATAATACCCCGGTTCGCTGCGTTTAATCTGGCAACCTCAAGTGCATTTTTTTTTACTCTTCCCCAATGTGTAATGCCATGAAACTCAGAATAAAACATCGGTGATTCTTCTTTAATAATATCTAAAAGTTTATTCATATACTGTCCTCTTTTTTAGTCGCCATCCTTGGCAACTGTTAGCTACATTAAGCAGCGAGTTTGGTTACTACGTTCTGGACTATTACTTCACGCTTACGCTGTAAATTATTTATGTCAGCGTGTTTTCTTGCAGCTGGAGCATGAGTTGACCAATCAGTAAAGGCATTATAGAAAGCCCACTGATTCTTACCAAGTTTTACAGCGTACTTATTCCAAGCATTTAAAAGATATACATAATCTTTATTACACTTGCCCGTTTCTCTCCAGTTGTCTTCAAACTTTTGAAAGTCAGAACCCAGATTCAACGCATGGAATATAGCTATCTTAGCTTCATGTGTAGAAAAGGGAGTGTTGCTGAGAGTAGACCACATCTCATTCTGCTGGGCGAATACTTCTAAAGCCCCACCAACAATCCTAGCTGCATGATTGATATTAAGATTACGGGAATGTTTAGCTTTGTAAATTGTAGCTGCACCCCTAGTCCAGACCTGACCATTCATGCAAGCACCCTGCCTAGCACCGCCAGACAGTAGGAAAGTAAACGTGCCGTCATAGCTGTTAGTACCAAGGAAAGTCAGGACAGCAGTGTCACCATCTGGCGTAGTTAAACTATGGGCCGGGAGGGTATGCTGAACAAAGCACTTGCTGCCATTGCTGCCAACAGTAATCCGTTCCTGAATACCAGTACAATCAAGGTCAGAACGCTCAAGGATTGCACGTTGGTTGTTGATCATCTGCTTGTGAGTTACTAAGCAGTATTTTTTACTGACTACACCTAAACAATCCCAAGTATCGCTACGATAAATGGCCCTCTTATCAGTCTTTATTTCAGTTTGTATTACATTATCTTCAGAAGGCTGAGGTCTGAAATACAACGGCTCTATTTCAGTATCAAAATTAGCATCTCCATAACCTTGAAAGTATAGGTTAAGCATATGCTCACGGTTGTTGTTCATTGAAATTACATTAGTCATTTTTTTGCTCCTGTATAAGAGTGATTATTTTTTGCTTGCGTTTTTCTATATCTTTAATACCAAGTACCATACTCATGTAAGCGATAAACCTACCGAATGCTCTCGGTGTTACACTTACAGCGTTGGGTTCTTCTTTCCAAAGTTTATCTGTTATTGCATCAGATAATTTTGTGGTAAGGATAGTAAACTCATCCATTGCTTTACATTCTTCCAACAGATTACTAAGCCTTTCCATTTTACTTTCTATTGTTTCAGTGTCGGCTGTCATAGCACGGCTCCTTTATGAGGGATGATATAAATCTCTTTGTAAAATAAAGAGATTTATATCATCCCGTAGAT